ACTTCACTTACTGGAGGAACAGATGACTATGTTGCTACTAACGCTGAGATTGCAACTGCATATGAAAAATTTAATGACACAGAAAATGTGGATTTATCTTTATTAATGTGTGGTCCTTCACAGACAGGTGCTGACGCTACTGGCGACACAAAAGCAACTGCTGTTATGGATATTGCAAGTGCAAGAAAAGATTGTGTAGCATTTATTTCACCTGCGAGAGCAGATGTTGTTGATGTTGCAAACGCTGTTACACAAACACAAAATGTTGTATCATTTGCTGATGGTTTACCATCATCAAGTTATGTTGTTATTGATAGTGGTTACAAATATATGTATGACAAATACTCTGATGTATTCAGATTTGTACCATTAAACGGTGACATAGCAGGACTTTGTGCAAGAACAGATAACATCGCTGATCCTTTCTTCTCACCCGCTGGATTTAACAGAGGGCAGATTAGAGGTGCAGTTAAATTAGCATACAATCCAAACCAAACTCAAAGAGACGAAATATACAAAGCAAGGGTAAATCCTGTTGTATCGTTTCCTGGTCAAGGTACGGTATTGTTTGGCGATAAGACTGCTCAATCAAAACCAAGTGCTTTCGATAGAATTAATGTAAGAAGATTATTCATTACTCTAGAAAAAGCAATATCAACTGCTGCTAAATTCCAATTGTTCGAATTTAATGATGAATTTACAAGAGCTCAATTTAGAAATCTTGTAGAACCATTCCTTAGAGATGTACAAGGCAGAAGAGGTATTACGGACTTTAGTGTTGTTTGTGATGATTCAAATAATACTGGAGATGTTATTGATAGAAACGAATTTAGGGCTGACATTTTTGTTAAACCTGCTCGTTCTATTAACTTCATTCAACTTAACTTTATTGCTACTAGAACAGGCGTTGCCTTTTCAGAAGTAGCTGGCGCATAGGAGGGATAAACAATGGCAAACATTAATGACTTTAAAGCCCGACTAAAAGGCGGTGGTGCAAGAGCCAATCAGTTTAAGGTAACTTTACCTTTTCCTGGTTACGCTGCAGTTGGAGGAGAAACATCCGACTTAGCATTCTTATGTAATGCTACATCAATACCTGGGCAAAATCTTGGTACTGTTCCTGTAAACTTTAGAGGAAGAATACTGAATCTTGTCGGTGATAGAACATTTAATCCATGGTCTATTACTGTATTAAACGATACGGACTTCAAAATTTACAGAGGTCTAGAAAGATGGATGAACGGAATGAATAACATGACTGATAACGAGGGGTTAGTAAATCCTTCAGATTATCAAGTTGATGTATTCATTGACCATTTAGACAGAAACGGCGCTACTCTTAAATCTTATACTTTAAGAGGTGCATTCCCAACTGCTCTAGATGATATCGCTCTTAACTATGGCACTAATAATGCTATCGAGGAGTTCGGTTGTTCATTTACATATCAGTATTTTGAAACAGATACTACTACATAATAACAAACAAGTTATAAGGAAAATATAATATGGTACAATTACTTGGCTTCCAAATAACACGACAAACTGACGAAAAGGGAAAACCGGCGGAGGCCAAACAGGCCTTCACGGTTCCTTCTCCTGATGACGGTACAACTACTATATCTGCTGGCGGCTATTTTGGTCAATACTTGGATATGGAAGTTACTGCCAAGAATGATGTCGATTTAATTAAAAGATATAGAGAGATTGCCCAGCACCCAGAGTGTGATATGGCAGTTGAAGATATTATCAATGAAGCAATCGTTTCAGACGATAGAGACCAATCGGTTTCAGTTTCATTAGATAAATTAGCGATATCAGAAAACATCAAATCAAAAATTCGTGATGAGTTTGACGAGGTTATGAAGCTTTTAAATTTTGACGAAAAAGGTCACGACATATTCAGACGATGGTATGTTGATGGTCGAATTTACTTTCATAAGGTCATAGACCCGAATAGTCCACGAAAAGGCTTAACAGAATTACGATACATTGATCCACGAAAAATTAAAAAGGTTCGTGAGGTTACAAAGAAAAGAGATTCAAAAGGTAAAGGTGTTGAGATTATAGAGAAAACCGCAGAATGGTTTGTCTATAATGAAAAAGGAATGTCATCAGCAAATTCAAATGCTGGTGTAAAAATTTCTTCTGATTCAATATCTTACATTACATCAGGTGTAATAGACCAAACTAAAAATATGGTTATGGGTCATTTACATAAGGCAATTAAACCTGTTAATCAATTAAGAATGATTGAGGATGCTGTTGTTATTTACAGAATAGTAAGAGCGCCTGAAAGAAGAATATTCTATGTTGATGTAGGAAACTTACCTAAAGTAAAAGCAGAATCTTATTTAAGAGATGTTATGGCAAGATATAGAAATAAACTTGTCTATGACGCTTCTACTGGTGAGATTAGAGATGACAGAAAACATATGTCAATGCTCGAAGATTTTTGGTTACCTCGTAGAGAAGGTGCAAAAGGTACCGAAGTTTCTACACTTGCAGGTGGTCAAAATCTTGGTGAAATTTCAGATGTACAATACTTTCAAAAGAAATTATATAAATCTTTGAATGTTCCTATTTCTAGAATGGAATCAGAAAATGGTTTCAATATGGGAAGAGCAGCTGAAATTACTAGAGACGAACTTAAATTTACGAAGTTTGTTCAAAGATTAAGAAAAAGATTTGGAACACTTTTCAATGATATACTAAAATCTCAATTAGTTTTAAAAGGTATTATTACTATTGAAGATTGGGGTAAAATTAAAGAACATATACAATATGACTTTTTAAAGGATGGGTATTTCTCTGAATTAAAGAATGCTGAAATGTTAAGAGAAAGAATTAATCTTGCAAATGAAGTCAGTCCGTATATCGGAAAATACTTTTCTGTTGAATATATCAGAAAGAATGTATTAAGACAAAGTGATGATGATATCATTGATATTGATAATCAGATTCGTAACGAAATTAAACAAGGTATTATCGCAAATCCTGAAGGCGCAAGTATGGAAGATGATGATACTAACGATATAAATATAGGAGATAATTAATTATGTCAGATAATGAAAAAGTAGATAATGTAAAAGCAATGGTTGACTCTCTTGCAGACGGCGATAATATCGCAGCTCAAGACGCATTTAAAAGTGCTCTATCAGATAAAATAGGTAGTGCTTTAGATGATAAAAGAATGACTGTTGCAAATGATTGGTTGAACGCAGCTCACGAAACAGAAGATTTAGAAAAAAATTCTACATTGAGTGGGACGGTTTCAGAAGTAGAACCTGTTGAACAGGAACCTGCTCAAGAACCTGTTGAAATAGATAATGATGAGGAACCAAATGAACAACCTGTCGTTTCAGAAGTTTAAAGGACAGTTATCTGAACGAAGGTATGGTGGACCCGAAAAGGGTCAGGCGTATAATAAATTATCGCCAAAGATGAAGGCCGCTGTAGATGATGTTTATAGTAAGATTGATAAAACTTCCGATCCTCTTATAGGAAAAGTTGAAGGAATTATTAGTCAAGTGGCTAAAAAACATGGTATTAATGTATCAAGTATAGAAAGATATATTGATAACGAAACAATAAAGTAAGGGAATAAAAAATGGCAATTGCAACAAGAACACTAAAAGATAGTAAATTAGAAACTGGTAGTGGTGCTCAAGGTGGTAAGGTTACTGTTTTAGTAAACATGAACGATAACACTACTGCTGATTCTAACATATTGGATGCAAGTGGTTTAGCAGGACACGCTAACGGTGCTATGCTAGATATCACTAGAATATGGTGGGCATTAGTACAAGGTACTGCTGATGATAACACAGGTTGGGTTCAAATACAATTCAAAGGTGCTTCATCGGATACTGTAGCAATTAATCTTGCAGGCACAGGACATTATGATGGAACTGCTGGTAAGATTGAAAATAATGCAACGAATACAACAGCAACTTCAGGAGACCTAGAGTTAAGTGCTTATGGTGTTTCTGGATATGTTCTTATCGAATTAAGAAAAGACGAATCATTTACTGCATAGTAGATAGGATTTTCTATGACGATTACGAACACAGCTATTGTTGATACCGCTTCCAAGTACATTGTACAGTCGAAGGGTATCAAGGATGAAACAGACCAAATAGTAGCTGATGGTGAAAAATTGAAAGATGGTACAAATGAATCAAAATTATGTTTGATTGAGTGCCATTATCAGATAAAAGGTACAGGCACTTTAAAGTTAAGTGCTGAAAGTGAAGATAATGATTTGAGTTTTACTGGGAATGGTAAGTATGGTTTACGACCTGACGAGTTAAAATTTGGAGATGATAAACAGATAAAATTAACAACTGATTCAAATGTTAAGAGTTATTTGTTAATCACAGAGTTTAGGAGAAAATAATATGGCAGATGTAGTTACATCACAAACAATAGCAGACACCGTAGGTGTTAAAACTGTTATGAAGTTTACAAATATAAGCGATGGCTCAGGTGAAACACTTGTAACTAAAATGGACGCTAGTGCTTTGAATTTTTTATCAGAGGATGCAAATAGAGTTATATCAAAAATTTGGTGGGCAGTTAATACAACAAATGGTAAATCAGGTGTAGAATTATTATGGGCAGGTAGTGGTACAAGTGCTGCTAACACAACAATAGGGTTCTTTTCTGGTAGAGGTTATCACGATTACTTTACTGCTGGTAATAGTATTCCTAATAACGCTACATTAACAGCAAACACTAGTCCTGCTGGTGATGTATTACTTTCAACAAAAGG